AACCAAGAAGATGAATGTAAAAACAACCATTGCTAATCCACCCAAAGCAAAACTTAACAGGAAAACCAAACCTACATACGCATTAGCAGCAGGAGCTAGTAAAAGTTTCAGAAAGGTAGTAACAAAGAAGTTATCCAAAAATACGGGCCTCCCCAAGGTAGTAGAAACAGGGACGAGGGAAGAGTATGAACGGATAATTTCAGCCTTTACATCTAAACCGATCGAGAAACGAACAGTCAATCTAGCCTGGGCTAACAAGTATGCAAAAAGGGGCAGAGCATCCGATGTAAAGAGAAGCCAGAAGAAGATTAATAGAATTATCGCTATGTCCACATTTATGTTGGAAAGCGGTTTCCTTAGTGAAATCGTACCTAACATGTCAGATGAGGATGCGACAGCTTTCGAAGATCTCCTTCATCAACCTCACTTTATCATTGGTTTAGCTTATTATGCACCTGGTTGGTACAAAGTCATTTGTGCTTTCTTTGGTTTAAGTAAAATCATGTCCGGAACAGAAGGTGTTCCAGCTAGGAAGAAAGGCTGGGAACATGTTTCCGAAGCGGTTTACTTAGATTATTTGAAGGTTAAGAGTGAACTTGGACCGTTGCAGCAAGAGATTCAGAGAAAAACTATCGAGTTTAAGAAATCAATTGCTACACTCAAGGATAGACTTGATGAGACTAATGCTAGGATGAGAGAACTTGAATATCAAAAAAAGTGTCCGGACGCTAACTTTGTTCCTACTGAAGCAGAGTTAGAAGAAGGAGGTAGTTCGTTTCGAGAAGAAGATGAGGCAGAAACAAGCGACACCGATTCCGAAGATGAGGAGGGATACGCTAGCGATATCGAGATCTAATAGCGATGTGAGTAGCTACACTTCAAATTCAAGGCGATCTAAGCAAAGGAGGAAAGGAAGAAGGAAAAGGGGAGATTTTAATAACATATTACACATTGACACGGTTAAGCCTCTACCTATTCAGACAAACGTATCACCAGATCCTTTTTGGGTTACATATTCTAAGAATAAGCCTAAGATAAGAAGTATCTTAGAAGAATATGAAATCCGCGGGGCAGATACGGACGCTCTCTACCATCATATGCGCAAATATGATCATGATAACATCATGGTTTATGATGAATATATTATGGAAGAGACACTGAAATATGTAGGGGACACCCTAGCACCGGATGCCTTACTCGCACCAATCGAACTCAGCGAAGTTGACTACACTTCGAACACCAGTCCAGGCTGGTATTATCGACAACGTGGTTATCGAAGCAAAGACGATTCTTACGAAGAGGCATTGGACGATGCTAGGGTTGCGATGGATAAAATTCATAAAGGACAACGGATTAGATCAAGACCGTTCGTTGCAGGAGGAAGGGCGAGACTAGTGAGTTCAGCAGCTTCGGCAAAGAAGGGACGTATGATCCAAGCACAAGACTTCAGGGATTTCCTTATAACAGCATCTTATGCACAACCAATGACAGAACACTTGTTAAGTGTTCCTGAGATTTCGGTTGGGTACTCACATTTCAATTTGGGATATGATAAGATGTTTAGGGAAATGCAAGAGAATGTTTGGGCCACGGATTATAGTTCCTATGATGCTGGACAAAGAAACACACTACTAGGCTTTGCTCTTAGAATACTCCTCTCCTGCTTCAAACGCGATCCTAACCACACGAATCTGGAACAATTTGTTATAGACTCTGTTCAAGTCAGAGATGTTATAATGCCTGATGGTAGAATGTTTGCTGTATTCACTGGTTTACCCAGTGGTCACAGTATGACGTCAATTCTCAATTCAATCACAAATTTCATCATCATCCAGTACACCTTCAGAAAGCTGCTATTTGACAGCGGCCTTCCAACAGTCGAAGCCGAATTTATTAAAACGAGAGTTTTAGGAGATGACGCTTTGATATCAGGTGAATTAGATTTTGATTTTGCACAGTACTCGCAAATCGTTCACAGCACGTTTGGAATTTCCGTTTCACCGCTAAGTGAGAAATCAAAGATATATCTTGAGGGAGAAGACTATTCTCTCTACCCAACTTACCTCGGTAAGAAGCCTACTAAAGTAGGAAGATATTATATGCCCACCAGAGATGCAGAAGAAACAATTGCAATCGCAGTCTGGCCTGAGCAACTCGTTGAGATGCCCGGACAGTCCTATGAGATCGCAATTGGTCTTTTAATTGACAATTATTATAACATCGAGGCCAGGACAGAAATTCTGGACTACCTCAGTTGGTTATGTGATAATTACAATTTTAACATACCCGAAACATCAAAGTTCACGCGTACATTCGTCTTCGGAGATTTCACTGGCTCTATGAAACTTTTACATCCATCAGAAACAACATGCCAAAAGATTGAGCTTCTTTATTTATAGCTTAACTTTGTAGCATGTTGTGTGTCTGTTTGTTATTTGTTATTAGTTCATCCCGTAACTTCCAACCACCCTCCTATGCCACAAGGGGAC